TGTGATCTCAAGGTAGTCACTACCGTTTACACTACAACCAGTCTTTGTCCCTGAGAAGGTAGGGTCTTCAGTCTGTGTTAGTGTATTCGTGAAGGAAGGTAATTGACCCTCAGTGACGACAACACTGGCAACAGCCTCTGAGGCAATCTGTCCCTTATCGTAAGACCTAATCATGTAAGTCCCACTACGGGCTGGTAGGGTCACAGAGGAGGCTGGACGTGGCACTTTATCAATAGCGGTAGTGGCATTGGCCCAAGTGGCCCCAGAGGTCTCTACAGCGTGTCTGATGCGGTAGAACGACAAGTCAAGATCAGCTACGGGTGTCCACTCTAAGGTAGTGCTGTCACCAGACACCTCAGCGATAAGACCCGTTGGTGTGCTTGGTGGTTCTGCAAGACCTTCAGCTTGGATGTTAGGCAAGAACTCAAACTCACCCTTGACACCAAGAGTGTTGATAGCCCTAGCCCTGAAGTCATATAGACCATCGTCTAAGTCGATAGCCTCAAAGACGCCAAGTTCACCTGTCCCAAGGCTAATGTAAACACTATCCTCAGCCTTCTTAAACTGGACTTCTACCGAGTCAATACGCTCAGGCGAACCTGAACTTACTGTGATAGCCACAATGTTAGTTAGCTTCTCCTTAAGAACCTGCAACCTTACTTCAGCAGACAGACCCACTGATGGAACAGAGAAGGGCGACAACAACTCTGTGTTATCTCTCTCGTAAACAATGCCATCGTCAACTTCATCAAAGATACTCTCAGCAGTCTCTTGCAGGATCATGTTCACCTGAAGGTCATACTCATCAGCGAGACCAAAGCTCCACGACATAACAGTGAACTCTTTGTTGACCCAACCAAACCTAGTGTTGGTAACCCTCACATTGTCGCCAACCTGAAGGGCCAAGGTTCTCAGGCCAAAGGATGCACTGATCGTAAGCTGTTGTCTGTTGGCTTCTAGGGCTACCCTAGCTAGTCTTCTTGCTTCAATAGAGTTATCAGTGAAAGCAAGGTTCACATCAACAACAGACTCCTGACCACCGTCAACAGTGACAAAAGCAGCGTTAGTTACTTGTGGGTAGTCTGTGACCTGCCAGTTAGTTTCTGCACCACGGAAGGTTCCCTTAACGACATTGAAGTTGTCCCTACGGGAATGACGTGTGCTTACACCGACACTAGAACGGAAGTCATCTTCGTTCAAGTCCATCACTGGTGTCGTCCAGTAAGCAGGCTTCATACGCCACTTACCCTGAGCATACCACATAGTCCCCCCCATAGAGGTTAGGACACTCTGCAACAAATCGTAAGGAGTAGAACCAGTAGTGAAGGCACCATTACAAGTGTACCTAGCTAGACCTGAGATAGTCTGGTCACAAACATTAGCAGCAGCAGTAACTAGCGTATCATCAATGTTATCTGTATCTTCATTGACACCGTACTTGGACGTAAGGTAATCACGCAAGCACAGGGCTGGGTTATCAGACCACACTGTCGTGGTAGTACGAGGGTCATAGACCTTCTTACCTTTTACTTCAGCAGTGATCGTGGGGATACCATTAGGGAACACATCAGCATCGAAGGCCAGTCGGACATACATATAGGCAATACCACTCAGGGTATGCTGTGCAGTCCAGTTAGGTGATTCAGACACAAGAGCGGCATTAGCTGGCTGGGTAGGTGTACCATAGCCAAACTGAATACGGATTTTATCATTGTATCTGGTTGATGTGCTACCGTCAGGGTCAACGACAGAAGGGATGTTACCATCACTAGCAATGTCACCGAAGTCAATGTAGCTGTCGTTAATGTAGATACGATCAAAGGACTGTACTTCGTGCCCAGCAACAGCAATGATACGATGCAGGAACTTATTGTTTACGCCCGTTGCATCATCATAGACAATAGCACCACCAACACGGACCTTACCATAGATGATCTGGTGGTCTAGTGCAGCACCCCTAGAGTTTACCTGATAGCCCCTGTTAGCCCCACCACTAGCAGAAGGCTTAGGTGTCAGGGCATTAAGAACAAGGCTAGTAGCAGCACTCAGCAGGAGCTGTCCAGTAAAACCAGCGGCAGAGATGAATGTAGCAAAGGCATTAAAAAAAGTGGCACCATTGGCAAATGTAGCGAAAGCAACACTAAGAGCGGTAAAGACAGCCATTTATAACACCTTCTCGAACTTAGTTTCTACCTTGCTATAGCCCAGCTTTAGCATTAGCGGGTCTATCGGGTTCATCTCTGTTGTCGTTACCTGTAGGGTTTTGTAGCCATCATCTCTGATGCAAGACTCAGCGAACAAGAACAGCTTGTAGCCCAACAGACCTGACCTATACTCTTTATCCAGATAGATCACATCAGCTACAGCAAGGGTATCTCCCTTACAGTGCAGGTTAGGTGTGATGATAACGACAAAGTAACCGACCAGCTTTAGGTCATCCCTACAAGTAAAGATATACAACTGACCCTGCTTCTCTAGTAACTCGTAGATAGACCAATCTGGGTTTAACTTACGCAGGTCTTTCTTATGCTCAATCTCATCCCAATCTTGTTCCAGCAACTCTTGAGCATCACTCTTGAATTGAGAAAGGAACTCTTGTTGGTATTTAATTGACAGCATTGCGACCCCAGAATAGTTCTCTGTCTTGAAGGCTTTCTACGAAGTCAAACCCCTTGTCGCTAGGGTAGATAGACTTCTGATACCCAGATGTAAAGCGAGCAACCCTAGCCCTTTCTAAGTCAACTAGCTTGTTCTCTACCTTCAGTTCAATAGTAGCTGTCTCAGCACCATCTTGAATGTTCATCTGGTCCATATAACCAGAGAAAATCTGATCGAAGTTACTAGGTGCCGTAGTCAAGTCACCACCAGTGAATGTTCCGAAGTAGATGTTGCACACACGGCCCTGATAAGGCTCACTGAGGGCTAGTGAGAGTATTTCCGAGGGTACCCCACTCAAAGTCAGTGTAGCGCCTCTGACAGCCATTTCAGCGGTCTCTTCAATAGCGGAGATGTCAAGTAAGGTTCCTGTGCCAATCCACTGTGTCGTATCAGGTAGTGTAAGTGTGCCTTGACCAGTCCACAACCGCAGTATCTCACTGTCAAAGTTAAGTTCAATAGCAAAGAATGGGTAGACTGTGGCTTCTGATATGTTAGTGATTGTGGCAGAGGTCAGGTCTCTTGACATATCTTATCCTTACGTTATAACTTCTACAGCCTCAAAGGAGATACCATAGAAAGAAGCATTGTTGATAGACCAAGATGTGAGGTTAATAGCCAACCTAAAGACGCCCTTGGGGGAATCAAGCACTACCGTGGCACCTGTATAGTCAGCCCTTAATGCAGGCCAAATCTCTAGGGAACCATTACCAGTCTGGTCAGCAAGAACCTGATGTAGTTTAGCAGAGGAACCTCCCCCTAGCTGAATATAGTCACCAGCCTTTAGTGTCCCAGTCATAACGACAGTAACAGTCTCATCGCCAGTTACCCCAGTAAGTGTGCAAGAGCTTACATCACCCCTTGGTGTCGCATAGTCAGGGTCTCCTAGTAGGAAAGTGCCAGTCTGTCCCTTAAGACCTACTAGCATAGCTTTCCACTCAGCAGCTAAGTCACGGCGGACAGAAGGGATAGTAACTGAGGCTTCCCACTTCTGCCCTCCGTGAGAAATAACTTGCTGCTTATAGGTGAAAGGAGACTGAGAGACAGCTACAGCATTTACAGCCCGTAACTCAATACTTTCGATACCAATAGTGGTTGGTTGATTTAGTGGGTATGTGAGTGCCATCTATTAGTATCTTTCCCTATTACCCGAAAGTAGCTTTCATTTGTCCACCACGACGACGATCATCAATCATAGACTTCTTGGTCATCTGTGCGATCTGAGGTGCAGCTTGTGCGATAATCCTCTTCACACTGTCGTCACCATTGGCTTGGAAGTTAAACGATTGGTTGACGACAATAGTGTCTCCACCACCACCTTCCATCTGAACACCCAGCTTACCATTAGCACCACGCTTTAGTGGCATGATAGCTTCAGGACCAGCTTCACCCATGAGGCCAGTCTTACCACCAGCCATAGGGAATGTTGTGGGTCCACCAACGACACCACCATTGGCATAGGCTTGGATTTGAGAGCCACCAGACCACGCACCACCATTAGCTTGGAAGGCACCTATAATCATACCCGCTAAACCAGTTCCAGTTTTAGTCTTTGCGTCAAACGACCCCACAAGTTGTTGCACAACAAGAACATTATAGAGTTGCTTGATAATGTCACGAGCCATATCCCTAAAGGCGTCTTTAGCTGTCTTAGTACCATCAACTATTGACATAAAACCACTTGCCATTGAAGATGCGATTGAATCACTCAACCCTTGCATCTTTTGCAACTGCTCGTTTGCCAACCTAGAAGCCTCAGCGAGATTAACTACGCTTTGTACCTGTTGCTCCGAGTAGTTATTTGCATCCTTGCCCAGAGCTTTTATGACCCGATAACGATCCTCTTGCACATACTTTAAATCAAGTTCAGCTTGAATTTCACGCCTAATCTTTTCTAGGGGGTCTTCTGCCTTGGATTTGTCGTCATCTTTCTGAGGCCGTAACATTTTTGAGGGGTCTATAGCAGCCGCATTACCTAGTTTGTTGTAAGCGTCCACTAACTGCCCAACAGCCGCACCCTGATTTTGAATTGCGGCATCTACACTTACAGCACTGCTTAGAGCGCCTTGTTGAAGTCGGTCCGCATCATTTATGGCACTGTTGAGATTGTTCTGGGCAGTTGTCACATAATCAATAGCTGTTGCTCGTTGATAGGCGCTTGAGATATTTGCCTTAGTGTTTGCCAGAACACCAGCGACATCACCACCCACCATACCTGAAGTGTCAATTAGTTGACCAAAATCTACCGCATCTAAACCCACCTTACCCCTAAGGTTGTTAATACCGTCACCTATAATACCCGTGAAGGAATTAACACCATCAGCCACTGCCTTTTTAACCATCTGGAAGACAGCAACAAAAATGTCTGGCAAGGACTTAATGTACTCAGCTACTGCCCCAATAGCACCCGCAAACATACCAATAAACTTGTTTACGAAATTGCTGTTAACCTTGCTCAGTAGGTCAGACAGAATTTCTAGGGAATCTTTCAGTATGCCGAAGAAAGTTGCCTTAGCCATCAATCCTAGCCACTGAAACATAAGTCCTACCTTGTCCAACACCTCAAAAAAGGCATCTTTTAGTAACTGGAGTAGCGGACCCACGCCACCAATTTGTTTAGACAGTAGCATAAACATGCGTATTGCTTCTGCGATACCAATAATAATCGCACCAATACCCGTTCTAATTATAGCTGTCCTAAGAAAGGCAAAAGCCCCTGCAAGGGTAAAAGTTGCAACTCTTGCTGCAATCAAGCCTGCCACAAGTTTGGTTCCAAATGCAGCGGCAGCAACTGTAATATAAAGAACAACCCTATCAAGGTTATTGGCAATAGTTGATATTGCTGAAACAGCGACCCCACCAGTAGACTTAAAAGCTGAAGACACTGCATCCATTATAGGCTTGATGGATTCAAGGGGCTTTTTTAGCTCGTTTATAACTGCCTTAAAATCAATTTCAAGTTTCTTTGCGTCTAACACAGACCTAGCTACGGCAGTACCAATAGCCAACCCAATGCCCAATACGGCACCAGTTAGTCCGGGCAATAACCCAGCAAGTTGCGTACCCTGCTGACCAAAAGCAACAAGGGCATTAGTCCCAGACTGAACTTGTACTGCAAAGTCACCTACCTGATAACCAACCTGCTGGGAGTACATCCCAAACCTATTGGTGGATTTACCAGCCATGCGCTGTCTTTTAGTAAGAGCTTCTGCTGCAATAGCGGCGCTGCTTGTAGTTTTGGCAACCCTGCTCATTGCAGACGCTTGTGTGTTCAGTGCGGATGTGGTTTTCCCAAGGGTGCTGTAGAGATTGGACTCCTCTTTGTTCAACCTCTGTATTATACTTGAGTATTGAACAGCATCAATTTTACCCTTGTTAAAGGCTTTGTCAACGAACCCGAAGGATTTGGCTAACTGATTTGCCCTCGCCGCACTATTTGTAATAGAGGCAGAGAGGCCGCTAATATCCCTTGATGCCTCTTTAGCATTAGTCGCAATGATTATTGATACGTCAGCCATTCACCACCCTCATATAAACTGTATCAACACGTTTAATAGCCTCAATCTCACGAGGTTCTACAGGCGTCTCAGTCAGTTCTTTCCATGCTTTGATTTGTTCGTATGTTATCGGGTTAGGGCCAGAAAAGCCTTGTGTTCTGCTATGGCTTAAAGTAATAAAGGCAGACCAGACGTGAGACATAAGCTGTGGAAAATCTGTCGGGGGTTCCAATGCTTCAGGTCTACGTCCAATCTGCCTCTCTACTTGTTCAAGATGTTCTCGTTCTGAAATGCCATCCTTATCAGGTCTGTTGAGTTTGAACTGATGTTCAGCCCACTCACATAACTGACAAGTTAGGCTTTCGTAAAATCCAGAGAGTCAGCTAGTGCCTCCTCAATCTGATCTTTAATCCAGAAAACCTCTCCGTATACCTCTTTGGCCCTAGCGACAGTAAGTTTAGGTTTCTCACCACCGTAAGTAATATCCCAACTGGCTGTAACTCTGGAGAGTAGGGTTAGAGTTGCATCTTCAATTTCTTCTGACTTAAAGTCAAGCCTCTTGTTACCTTGCATTGCCTTTAGACGCTTGTTTGTCTGTTCGTGCATTGCAGATTTATACTCTTTGGAATGACTTGCGTAGACAGTGATAGTCATATCAGTCTTGTCGTCGTTCTTAAGTTGGTCGCCAGTATTGGGATGCACCAGTTTAACTTCAACAGTGTCACTGGTAGGCTTAAGGTTCATAAGGTCCATCGGGATTTCCTTTGTTACGGGTTATGTCGGGATTTATCGGGTAGTATAAATGGGGAGACCCTAGACCCGACGACCAGAGCCTCCCCTACCTAAGGCCGTGAGGCCGATGCTATAGCAGCTAGGTATCTGTTTACACTGCTGGACGTGTGATCTTCAGGTTTGTGCCTTCAGTTGCATCATAGAGAGCAACGAAAGACATGCTGATGATACGGCTAGTTGGGCCATCGACACCAACGTCAGCAGAGTTAATCTTAATGCGGGGGAACAGGAATGTGTAAGCGTTAGCACCAGTTGGGTCATTCACAGACACTTCCAGTTCGCTTTCAGTCTCATTCAGGAAGCGGGTAATCAGGGCTGCATCCTCGAAGTATGCGGTGATAGTCCCCTCAATCTCCGCACGACCATATTCCAGAGAAGGCGCACTGTCGTCACCAATAACGAAGGTGGGTGCGAAAGAGTTGTTCAAGGTGAAGTCAAGGCCCGTCACAATGGCTACAGCGGAGCTAGAGGCCACGTTACCGATAGCAATGTCACCAGAGTAGGCATCGAAGGGAGCAGCGCCTGAGGCAGCGTCCTGTGTCTTCTGTGTGCCACTGATGGTCATGTCCTTACCAACCATCGAGAAAGTAGTCGTAACCATCTGGTTGGGGGCGAGGGAAATAGCCATCGAAGAAACCGAACAACCTGTGAACACACGGGCTTGGTCAATGTCAGCGGCATAGTCTTCAATGGAGAAGAACTTGGGGGTAACGCCAACCTTCAGGACGTTAGTCGAGAAAGTGTTTAGCAGAGCTGATTCAAGGAAGTCGTCGTAGTCAGCATCACGAAGATCAACAGCAATGTCACCTGCTACTTGACGGTTACCGTGACGGTCTACACGAGGCATACGGTCAGCTTGGATGTCGTTACCAGCTACACGGTCTTTAGTGAGGTTCAAAGAGTGAGTGCTGAAAGGGAGGTTAGTAAAGTTACCAGCGGGTGTAGTGCCAAACGTAGCTTCTACGATGTACGACAAGCTGGAGCGCGAACCCTGTGCAAAGGCCATGTTGTTTCTCCTATGGGGATTATTTATAAATATTGGATTTGGATAAGTTGAGGTCAGCCCTTAAAACCCGCAGGTTTTCTGGTATGTGCAAACCGCAGATGTTTTTCCCACGTAAGGGAACGATGTGGTCTACATGGTAGTCTACACCTGTGGCATCCTTGATTATCTGTGCCAACTTATAAGTTCTTTTGATGTGGGACTTTTGACTGTCAGTCAGCCAAGGTGGGGTTGCTTGCTTCACATGAGTTTTTCTCTGGGCCGCATGAAACCTTTTTGAGTGTGGGTTTCTTCTGGCCCACTCTCTTTGAGCTTTATTTACATCTTTGCCCTTAGATTTTCTCTTAGCCACAGATTTCTTTTGAGCCTCTGCCCTCAACTCAGTGTTATCGTAGTAATATTTCAAACTGTATTCAGCAGAACATTTCAAGCACTTGTTCGTCACCCCGTAATTACACCTACTATTCTTGGTGAACTCATTTAACGGGTTCTCTAAGCAACAAGTTTTACAAACCCTAAGCATAAATATACCACCCGATATTAACTGGTATCATGTAAAAGGGTCCATCAATCTCTGCCTGTTCTCTTTCGGCATAACGGATGGATACGATAGTGCCAGCTTGACTTACGTCTGTCGTGGCTTCAAAGGCTTCCATAATCTTGTCGGCAAGATCGTCACCAGCGGCAGGACCGACACCTTCAGGGACATAACATTCAATTCTAAAGATACCTTGGTAGTACATCTGTGGGTTAATGCCACGGACAGCAGGTTCTCTACGAGTGGGAATTAGTCGGGGTTTTAGGTAAGGCTGACCAGTAGTGGGACTAAACTGTAAGTTCTCCCAACCGATAGAAGGGACATCAGTGATAGAACCTAGTTTAACCTCAAGGGCAGCTCGAATGTCATCATAGATACTAGCCATTACCTAAACCTATCCTGAGTTCGCAGGAACACATTATGCTTGTTCTCTACAACAGTGTTGTGTGGGGCGCGGTTTCTCAGTGTGAAGCCATCTTCTTCAAGAGGATCGACAGCTCTAACCTCAGCCCTCAACCTAGCAGCCTCATCTTGCTTCTTAGCATCTTTAGCACCAGCGGGAAGAACTGGCCTGTTGTCAGAGGACCGTGATCTACCACCACCACTGTTTCT